TTTGGTCTAATTTCTAAAGTTGTTTCATTTATACCTTCAACCTCGCTTGGATTGTCCATAGTTGCAATTATACAACCACTCATATAAATAGTTGCGTGTGCGCTTCCTACTGCTGTAACATCATGGTCTAAGTCTAACTCTGCATTGAATACTGAACCACCTGCAAAGAAAGTTCTATATAATCTATGTTGTATTGGAAAGTCTGCATCCATTGCTACATTAAGTGTATAGTTTCTATTACCTAAAAATGGTTGTCCAATTGCTCTTGAACCATTAAGATAGTGTGGTGCTTCTAAGTTGTTTGTTATTTCTAACGAAATTTCCTTTGCTGTACTTATTGTACTACCTGCTAATGTTAGAGTTGAATCACTCCATAAATAAGGTCTCAATATATTAGAACCTATTGTTGTAGTTGTTCCTGATGAATGGTCAATTTGCTGAGCCATAAAACCTGTTTCAATAGATGTTTTTTCACCTTGTGCAAGAGTTAAAGTTGCTGTATCAACAACACAACCTCTTACTGTTCTTATGAAATTAGCACCTGTTCCTGGAGTTTGTTTACTATCTTCTATTGTAAAGCTATATGGTGTTGTCATTTCTTTTCCTGTTCCTGATATAAATACATTCTGACAAGCATCGCTATCAAATTCAGTTGCTGTTGTTGTTCTAGTATTGGTTGCTACTACTTCATATGTTGAACCTAATGCATGTGCCAATAAATTAACATCTTGAATATTAAATGTAATAGTTCCTGCAATATCTAATGGTCCTTGCTGAAAATCTTGTACATTTCTACTAGATGCACCCAAATATCTATCTTCTAAATAGTTTTCAGTTTGGTCAATAGAAAATGATTGAATTTCACCTAACCAAGTGTTTGCTCCGACTCCTAATGCGCTTATACTTCCTGCATATGTTCCACTCTCAAATAAATGGACTACTTTGTTCTGGTCTGCTAAATATCTACTCAAATTTTTTACCTCCTTGTGAATTTAGATTAAAATATTTTATTAATAATTTTACCTTATCATTCCTTATAGGTACTCTATCAGCTATAAGTCCTTCTATTAATTCTTCTGGATTATCAAACATTTTTCCTATATCTTTTGCTATCTCTTTTCCTATTCCATTAATATTTTCTAATTCTTCATACCATTTTGTATTAGTCAAAACTACTTCATTACCTTTATCTTCCAATCTCCATGGTTCGTTTGCTTCAATCCAGTCTCTTTCATCTCTGTCTGCCATTTTAAGATATATTGATAAATTTATATGTTGCTGTGATAACTTTGCTATGTACTCCACCTTCACCTGCCTCATCTACATTTACTGTACTAGTAATATTAAAATCGTGTAAGTCTGCATTAACAGAACCACTACCCGCGAATTGTATTGTTCTTAATCTATTCAATACACTTTGAAATAACTCATCTCTTTCCTTTACATTTCTTGCCCATATTCTAACTTCAAAAGTTAGTTCCATATCCATGGCATTAGTTTGCATTCCAGTTCTTTTAGCATCTGCGTTTTCTAAACCAACTGTAATTAAAGGATATTGTGCTTTCCTTTGAGGATAAGAAGTCATTACAAATTTACTATCACTATCTCTTTTAGTAGATAATGGGTCAGTTATGTTACTGACTAAATCATTCTTTATAAAAAAGATGCTATCTCTGACAAATGTTTCGCTTGTTACCATCGCTTTGGTTCCTGTTGTCCTCGCTTGGACATTAATCTAAGTATTATTTTTTATTTAAACTTAATTAATTGTGTATATACTAAATTTTACTAATCTCATTACCTATCATATTTTTAATTTTAATTTTATTTCTATCTTTACTATTTCTAAAATGCCTTCTTGCATTCATTCTACTTGTTCCATATTCTAAAAACTTAGAGTGTTCTACATTAGAGAATACAACACCTTCATCTTTTGAATAATTACTTTCAACTGAACTAAGAAACTTACTTGTATCAACACTAGTTGGTTCTGCTCTATGTCCTGCAATACTTTGTTTAACTTCTCCTTCTAAGAATAGTGTTGCTTTTTTAACACCATCATTAATATCATTAGTTGTTTTCTTCTTCTTTGCTAATAAGTATGCAGATACTGTATCAACTCCTTTTACTTTAAATGAAAAACTCATTCTCCTATTAAACTTCCATTAGTTAGTTTTCTAATATATATTTTACTAAAAATATCTGTATTATAAACTGCCCAAGTACTCATTCCTGCTGGTACAATAGTATATTCCTCTGTAGTTGGACTACCTAAACCAATCTTAACTACACCAATTGAGCCTAAAATATTTGTACCACTCATAAATAAAATCTTATCTTCGTTACTTAGCTTACCTTGTTCCATTAATAAGTTCTCAGAATTAGTTAAACCTCTGACTGGTAATACTACTCCAGAAGTCCATATATTTGAGCCTAATGTTAAAGTAGTATCATCCTCCCATACACTTCCAATTGTTTTTAAGAAAGTTCTAACTCTTATTTGCTGTCCGCCTTTAGTAATAATACTATTCATTCCGTTTTGCAATATTGATGTTACACTCATACTAATGTCTTCCTAATTTTTACGCCTCTTCCAACATACTTTAAACTGCTTTCTGCAAGAGTTCTGAACATTTGTGAGTTAGATGTTCCTGCTTCAGAAACAGATAAATCTCCTAACTTAACATTATCTCCTCCTGTTGCACTATCATCCATTTCAATTGCATCTGCTTTTGCAAAGTTTACTACTGCTGGTTGGTACGCTTCGGCTATTGAGTTGCTTCCAATAGTTGCGCCTGTAAAGTTCTGCACATTTAATCGTGCCATATCTACAACTTCAACTAAGTTACCACTAACTCCTGCCGATAAATTAGGAAAACTCTCGGCTACATGTGTTGCAATACTTCCTATTGTATCTAATGCCATTATATATATCCAATTGAAATTCCAATTCCTGATTTGCTTGGTCCTATTCCACCATGTAAGTGCATAACACCTAATAATGGAAACTCAGCCCAAACTCCTGCTCCACCTGTTCCAGACAAGCTATCGTTTGCTGTAGTTCTTGCTGAACCTCTAGGTAAGTAAGTTCCACTTTCTGAAGTCATACCAGTTGCTGTTCCAGAGCTTAAACTCCATACTGTTTCTCCAGTACCTGAAACAGAAACATACAAACTTCCAGCTGCAGCAAAGTTATTGTTCTCTACTTGTACTGCTTGTAACAATCCATTAAGTGGATGTTCACTATATGCACTTATAAGACTTGCTGAAGTACCTGCTAAATCAGTTCCTTGAAATTTATAGGATTTAATCCTGTTTTCTCTAACCATATAAACCTCCTTTTAAATTTAATAGAATTCTAAATATGTTTTTCCTTATCATCTTATCTTTAAGACTTGCACTTTGGCGTATTTCCATTATTATGTTTGTGAGCCTAATCTAATCCAATCAGTTGCTCCTGCTGTTTCTGACTTATAAATTTCATAGTTTGTAGTATCTACAACTAAATCACTTCCTGTCACAGCAACAACAATTCCATCTGGGCTTACACTAGTCATTGTTATACCTGCTGGTACAACTGGACTTCCACCTAAACCAGGTGCTAGTCCTCTTACACAACCAATAACGCTTCCGCTATTTACCATTTATCTTTGTTCCTCCATTGTTTTTTTGTTTATAGTCCTTTAGACTTGAATATAATTAAAAAATAAAAAAAATAATAAATTACTGAATTAACTTGTAGTTATTTTAGACACTGCTTTACTTCTAAGTAATGCTACTGCAATTCTATTAGTAAGAACTGCTCCTTGCATATCATAAGTAGGCATTACAACTTGTTCCATTGTAATATCTCTCTTGATAGCAATTCCGTATGCTTCACTTCTATCAATAACATATGCATATTTTGCATATGTTGTGCTAGGTGCTGCGTTTGTACTAAATCTTACTACATTCAATCCATAGATAGTTCCTAAGAAACCTCTAGTTAACATCTCAGTATTACCGACTTTGTTTGCTTCTACAAATGTATCAATATTTCGTAAGTCTTGTAATATCTCGTCACCGATTAAAATATCTGTTGGTACATAATCGTTACTTTCTAAATCATACATTGATTCTGTGATGTTAGCAATTGAAATTGCTGCACCACCTGCTGTAGTTGCGTTTGCTCCGTCTAATGCTGT